TTGAGAAATATGACGCTCACGAATTAGAAATGATTCGTGATGAGTTATGTGAGGTGGTTCTTCAGTTGGTACTGTATGTACCTACCTCCTCTTATGGTCGAGTGCTTGCTGAAACAGTAAATGTTCAGCAGGTTTTGCCGCTATGAGTACCTACTCACGTTCTCGGTCATCCAGTAATCTTGGTTCGCCAATTCTCTCGGTTCACAGCTGGGGTGACAACGATTGTTCCCAAGGAACGATTGTTGATGCCGCAGTTGCTGTCGGGCGGAATGGTTACACTAAGACGATGGATGACGTCGTGTGGTCGGATTTCGCAGTTCGGTCGGCTCGGGGTGAATTAATAATCAACCCGATGAAGATGACGAGGACAGATTATACGTCCTCTGGTAATGGCCCTAGAATTCAGAGCCTTACTCAGTCATGCTCTAGTCCGATCAAGTACCCTTTTCACGATTGGACAGGTCCACTGACGTTTCCGTCTATGGGCCTGACCGGTTTTGTGAAGGCGTACCCTGCGATTCCTGAGGGAGATATTTCCTCAGTGAACTCCCTAGCAGCTACCTCTTGTTGGTCTAACTCTGCCCAGCATTCAGCCAGTCTTTTACAAGATTTGGCCGAGCTGAGGCAGTTACTCATGATGCTTCGTGACCCGCTTCAAAAGGGTCACAAACTCTTCGACAAAATTAAGTCGGCGAGTAATCGCGGTTTCGGACGAAAGTCCGCCGTACGCGGTTTAGCAGACGGGGTTGACTACGCAAGTAGTATGTGGCTGCAATGGCGATTTGGGGTTCGACCCCTTATCAGTAGCGTAAACGGTGTTCTAAAGGCTCTTAGTGAATTCAAGAGTCGCACTGCTAGGCAAACCTCCCGAGGTCAAGCATCTACCTCGGCGGAGTCTAGCAGCACTGTAAACAACGTGTTTGTTGGTTCCTCTTACTACGTCGACTACACTATGCAAACATCGGATACATATCGATGCGAGTGTGGTGTGAATATCGACGAAGTAATTACGTTATCTCAGCACCTTGGGTTTGATACGAGTTCATTACTCGCCTTGCCCTGGGAGCTGGTACCATACAGCTTTGTAGCTGACTGGTTTGCTAACGTTGGGAACTTTCTTTACGCGGTGTACCCTTCAGTGACATCGAAGCCAGCTGCATCCTGGACTAAAAAGGTTAGGCGCTATACGACAGTATATAATATTGTCGGTTCACGCCCCCAATCCGGATGGAGCTTAACGAGGGCTCCCTACGAAACTAGAAGTACAACGGTTGAAATAACCGAACGTATTCCTGGAATTATAGGACCCTCGATAGCGTTCAAGCCTCATGCATACAAGGACGTTCTTAATGACGCCCGGCTGCTTGATTCTTTCGCGCTGCTTGCAGTGAGATTCGGCTCGATTTTTGGACGGTAATTCTACCGTCGGTCGGACCGAGTAATCTAACTAGGAGAAATTCCGATGTCTTTAACCATCAATGCAAAAACCTTTACAGCCGATAAATTCGGCGTCGACGCGGTCGGCTACATTGGCCCGGCGCACACCTTGAGTATCCTGGACGATGTCCAGCTCTCTCGTGTTGCTCCGAAGCCTACTGTGGTCTTCAGCGGCGTTGGTCGTACCTCTACCAAGCTCACACGCACTCTGACTTTGACCGGCTCGCTTACCACTTCTGGTAATGCGATCGTTCAAATTAATGTCAGTGTGCCAGTAGGCGCGGCGAGTGCCGATATTGATGCGCTCTTGAACGACATGGGCAGTTTTCTGTCCAGTGCGAGTTACAAGTCCCACGTCAAAGGTCTGCAGATTTCTTACTAGGGCTTGCCCTAGAAAGTTACCTGCTTATCTGAGATGATGGACACCGTTTCTCGCATTACGATATTGGTACTTGTACTTTATATCGTGTTGTTCAAGTCCTGTAGCGCTTTTGCCGCAGGACAACTTGTCATAGGAGCCCGTAATGAACTCCAAAACGAACTCGTTGAGCTATCAACTTCGACTTCAGGACAAACGGCTAAAGCTCCGGTCGCAAGAAATTTACGACCGTTGGCTTATTGCCATTTTGAAGGACCAGCCAGAAAGTATGTCTGCCGGTGTAGCTTCCCAATGTATCATCGATGGGAACTATGCTGGCCTACTTTCCTGGTCTGACTCTCTTGGATCCGCAGTGCATGGATCCGTCACAGATTCTTTTGTGGCGAGTCAGTTAGTCGCACTTATCAAGAAGTACCCGTTTCCAATACCCGAGTTTAAGAAACTTGCTCGGGAAGAGGCGACGCGTAAATTCTTAGCAGCAGAGAATCGCTGTAAGAAGTACAACTTGAAATTCCGTCTCCTTACTGGTAGGAGATGGAATCGACACGAGTCCATTCATTTTCGAATGGCCTCGTGGATCCGGCACGTGATAGGTGATTCACCCGTCATGCATCGGATCTACTCTAAGTGCGCATTTGGTCCAGGGGCGTCAATCGGTATACACGGGAATGAAACCAGTCTTGCGAGGAAATTTCTTGCTAAAGACTGGTCGTGTACGCCGGGTGCCCTTCCTTATGCTCGTTCCGCCCTAGCGCAGGATTTTCACGTTTGGGAGCTTTTAAACTCCCGACGTGACCGTCCTGTGTGCTTGGATTTCGAAGACTTTTGCAAAAGAGTCGACGAAAAGGTACGTCTGGTTCATAATAATAACATTGTTTTCGTGCCAAAGACGACTATGGTTGATAGAACCATCGCCGTCGAGCCACTGCTGAACGGATACCTGCAAAAAGGAATTGATCTCGAACTTCGAGATCGCCTTAAGCGGGTTTCAATTGACCTGTCCGATCAAGGACGGAATCAAGAGCTGGCTCGGCTGGGTAGTTTACCCGCTGAGCCTGATCCGTACGTTACCATAGATTTGTCTTCGGCTTCGGATAGTATTTCTACCGAAGTCGTCAGAAGACTACTGCCACCGGACTGGTTCGATTTACTGAACTCGTCCAGATGTCATACATACATTCTCGAAAAGACAGAACATCGTTACGAGAAGTTTGTATCTATGGGAAATGGCTTCTGCTTCCCTTTAGAGACGCTGATTTTTGCGTCTGTCTGTGCGATTTATTCGAAGCCGG